CGATCAAAGGTCAACAACTCGCGTTCTTCACTAACCAGGCGCGGCCTTCTTTCGTTTTGAGCACTGATCTTCTGCTCGACAAGGATGTCGTGAGCGCGTTACGCGATCGCTGGAACGATCAAGCGACCGGCCTCAACGCCGGCGGAACGCCGATCCTCACCGGAGGTCTCAAGCCATTCCCGATCACACAGCGCAATCGCGACGCGCAGATCGCCGAAATGCTCAAGATGAGCGACCAGGACATCGCGCTCGTCTTCCGTATCCCGTTCGCGCTATTGGGTATCGGCGGCGCGCCGCATGGCTCGACCGAGATCCTGATGAACGAGTGGGTCTCTAGCGGATTGGGCTTCGCTCTCAATCACGTCGAGGAAGCTTTTGGACAAGCCTTTAATCTTGATGGCCAGCCCGACGAATATGTCGAGTTTGACACCGAGGCGCTGCTTCGTTCGGCATTCAAGGATCGTATCGCGGCGTTGAAAGAAGGCGTCACCGGCGGAATCTTCTCGCCGAACGAGGCGCGCAACAAAGAAGGACTCCCCGACGTGAAGGAAGGGGACATGCCTCGCGTGCAGCAGCAAATGGTGCCCTTAGATTTCGCGGCAGGCGTTGCCCCTGGCGGCCCGCTTGGGACAAAACCAACAATCTCACCAATGCCTCCCGCTCCCCCGCAACCCGGACCGAAACAACAAGGGCCGCCAGGGAGCAAAACAGATGGAACAGCTACCGCAGTTAGAGACGTTCTCCGATACGCCGACCGATTTGATGAGCGACGAGCGCTTTCCTGACACGCTCGCTCGCGCTGGCGGTTTCATTGTCTCGCAATTGCGACACGAATGGCGACGTGAGCTTGAAGTGCGAGATGCCGAGCACCGCGCACGCGACGCACAGGCCCAAAAGGTGATTTCTGATCTGCGCGCCGAAGTCTTGTCGTTTCGCGCGTTGATGGAGCACGAGACGCGCGCACGGCTGTCGATGTTGAAGGATGGATTGCCCGGCGAGCCCGGACGCCAAGGCGACGCTGGCCCCCCCGGAGCGCGTGGCGAAAAGGGCGAGAAGGGCGATCTTGGTCCTGCCGGTCTTGACGGCGCTCCCGGCACTTCCGGTTCGGAAGGCCGTCAAGGTCCCCCCGGTAAGGACGGAGAGCGCGGGGAGCCCGGCTTGCTAGGCCCTCCCGGCAAAGACGGTATCCCCGGCTCTCAAGGCGACCGCGGTGAGAAGGGCGAGAAGGGGGATAAGGGCGATCGCGGGGAGCGGGGCGAACGCGGCGAGCCTGGAATGAATGCCGTCTCGATTCAGGGCGAGCGCGGCTTGCCAGGCGAACGTGGAGAGCGAGGAGAAAAAGGTGAGCGCGGTGACGATGGCCTCGACGGCGAACGCGGCAGCGTTGGTGCGGCCGGCGAGCGCGGTGAAAAGGGCGAGCAAGGCTTGCAAGGTCCGATCGGCTTGCTCAAGACGGTCGTCCCGTGGAATTCGGAGGCGATCAATTACGCCGGCGAGGTTGTGACGTACCGCGGCGCGTGTTGGCAAGCGGCGCGCGACACCGGGAAAGAACCGATCTTTGGCTCTCCTGATTGGAATTGCATCGCCTCGGCAGGTAAGCCGGGCGAGGATGGCCGCTCGATGAAGATCCGCGGCACGTACCGAGAGGGCGAACACTATGATGAACTTGATGTGGTCACTATCGAGAGGACGTGGTTCGTCGCTCGACGAGCGCAGCCTGGGGTCTGTCCGGGGCCAGACTGGCAGGCAGGGCCGTCAGCAAAGACAGGTCCCAAGGGACTTCCAGGCGATCGAGGACCGCAGGGACCTAAAGGCGAAAATGGCACGTCTGCGCGGCAGTGGGTCGCCGTCAAGGTTGACCGGCAGACCTACACGCTGACTGCGATCATGGATGACGGCTCGGAGGGACCGACCTTCTGCGTGCGTGAACTCTTTGATCAATACGACTTTGAACGTAAGGGTTCGTGATGGTTTCGACGCAGCCGAAAATCCAGCACATCTTTTCGGTCGTCACTCCGTGGCCGACGCAGGACTTGGTCACGCTCGCCAATCTAAAGATCATGCTGCGCATTCCTGACACTGATACCTCGAAGGATCAGGAACTCAATCTAATCATTGACGGCGTCTCGGCGCAGATCGCCAAGATGGCAAACCGAAGTTTTGGTTACGATGAAGTCACCGAGACATTTTACAATTCAGTCGACGAGGATCGTCTCTATTTCTCGCAATGGCCGGTCAAGCTTGCTGACATCACCGTGCTTCAACTTGACGGCGTGGACATCTTGCCGGCGATCGACACCAAGCCCGGTTCGCCCAACGGCGATTGGATTCTCGAGGAAAAAACCGGGACGTTGTTTCGTCCGAATGCACCGTGGAACGGTACGCTATTTGCGCACTATATCGGGGGCTGGAAGCTTCCCGAGGAAGCGCCGCCTGATCTAACCCGCGCCGCCGCCGCGGCGATGCGTGAAGACTATTACACCTATGTCCGCGGTGCCGTGCTCTCGGGCGTGCGCATGATCGCGCACAAGCACGCGCGCGTCCAATACTACCCGCCAGGTCAGATCGGCTCGGGCACCGGACAAGGCGGCATTGGGCCGGCTGGTTCGAGCGCAACTTGGAATGCCGTTTGGTCGATCGTGCAGAAATACATCAGATATTGGGTATGATGCGATGGCAACCGGCGCCAAGTTCGACACGACCGATCTCGATCGCATCCTCGTTGTGCTGCATCGGCGCGCCGCGTTCATGGTCAAAGATCTCGTCAATCTCGGCAGGCATAGCGCGGACGATTACGCGCTCGCCGGCGGCCGCCATCGCACGCATCCGGGGCGATACACTTACTTGCGAAGGCAGGGCCGCCGCGTGCGGCTACGCAAGTTTCACGCCACCGGTGCGCAGCAAGCGCGCATGATCGAACATGTCGCCTATCGCGGCTTCCTCGACTTCTTTGGACCTTGGTAGATGACCGTTCCGCTTTACCAACTCTTTGACCAATGGTCTGATCCGACCATCACTTATCAAGCGATAAAGATGGATGTCGCGGATGGCGGTCATGCTAACAATTCGGCGTTGCTCGATTTGCAGATGGGCGGCGTTTCGCAATTCAAGGTTCTTGCGCCGGACAATGTGAATCCGAATGGCGGCATTCTGCTGTTGTCCGATCTGCATTTCTTCCGTGATACCGGAACATCGATCTTAGGTTCGTTTCAGCCGGTGCTGGCATTGCGCAACGGCAACGCTCCGCAGGCGTTTCGAATCTATAATACCTATACCGACGACAACAATTATGAACGCGGCGCCATGGGATGGTTGGCGCAGAACAACGTCTTCGCGATCGGCTGCACGGGGCTCGGTACTGGCATAACGCGGCCAGTGATGTTTGTCGGGGCGAATTTTCTGATCTCAAGCTATCATCCGGCGAGCGATCCGAATCCGGTTGTCGACACCGATCTCGGTGTCTTTCGCGCTGCGCCTGGATGTCTCGAAATTAACGGCGGCACCGCGGGTACGCTGACCGGATGCTATTTGAAATGGGGCGGCACCGCACGCTGTGTCGGTGACGTGCCATTCACGAACAACGCGACGCTCGGCAATGTCGGTGGCCTGATCGTCAACGTAAAAGCCGGAAGAACTTACTCTATAGAAGCCGAGCTTTCGTTTACCTGCGCCGCGGCCGGCGGCATAAAGGCCGCGATCGGCGGCGGCTCGGCGACAGCCACGAACATCATCTATGACGGCTGGATCGTGGACAGCGCGGCCAATGGGATCAAAGGCAACGCACAGGCGACAGCGCTCGGCGCCGCGGTTGCCAATGCAGCGACGACCGGCACCGTCGGTCACGTCACGATCAGGGGCACGATCGAGGTCAACGCGGGCGGTACGCTGCAAGTGATGGCGGCGCAGAGCGTCGCCAATGCAACTGCAACGGTGATCAAGCGCGGTTCGCGCCTCATCATGCACGACATCACGTAATGGGCGTCAATTTTGCAACTTGGGTCTACGAACCGTGCTTCGATACGTTTGCGCGGACGCTGACCTATACGCCGCTCGTGTCGCAGCCAGGCGTGCCGGCGTTCGCCGCGCGCGGGATTTTCGACACCAACGAGCGCGACGTGCAAGGGCTCGACGATAACATCTTCACCGACGCCAAGACTGAACTCGATATCTACATGCCAGAATGGTCAGTGCTGCCGCTGCAAGGCGATCAAGTCACGATCCCGTGGGAGGACGATGTCGATGGCGGCGATTTTCTCGTCTCCGACGTGTACGGCCACGGTAACGCCGGCGGCGAGCTTACGCTCTGCTTGCAGCGGATCGTGCCGACTAAGGCGGTGCTGCCGTCAATCATTCTCTCGACCGGCACTTTCTATATCGACTCGCCCGAGATTCCGCGGCCGAAGTGCTTAACGGTACAAAGCGTCTTGCACATCAACGCATATAGCATCGGTTCGCCTGCTTTCGCGACGCCATGACGCCGGACATCAATAGCTATTCTGCGCTCATTCGTGATGCCCTGGTCGCCCGTTTGAAAAAGATACCGACTTTCGCTTCGATCAAGAAGTGGGGACAGATTTCCAACGCGACGCGCATTCAACCGAACGATCTGCCATACTTTGGCGTCTTCGAAATGGACGGCATCGCTAACCCTGACGGCGATGCCAATGCCGGGGCGCCGCATTTTATCGACGACGTAAAGATCGGATTCTCGATCTTCATTCAGGACAACGACGAGACCGAGTCGCGCGCAAATCTCGATGTCGCGCGATGGACCGTCATGAACTATCTGCGGCAACCGATGTGGCATCGGTTTCCGGAATACATGGTTACCGATTGGAAGGGCGATCTTGCTCCGCTCGACATAGAGGCGGTCGTCAAGGTCAATTGGAAATATAACTTCGGCAACACCGCGAGCGATAACGAAACACCGCTCGGCGAGTTGCGGATGGAATGGACGATCCGCTATCGCGAGATCTTCCCGCCAATCATCCCGGACGAACTCGAACGTATCAGAGTCACGGTTGCCTATCCGTGGCCGTACGACCCTGCGGCCGAAGAGCCCTTCACCGTCGACTACGAACTCACCGAGGAGACCACGCCATGAAAGTCTACGCGCTTTCGGAAAACATGAAAAAGCATCCGCGTTTTCGTTGGCATCCCACCGGCACGCTGTTCGATAGCAACGGGATGGCCGACTGGCCGGATGATCGCTTCACCTTCCGCCGCCTGCGTGATGGTGACATCACGCTCGAAGAGCCGAAGCAGGTAACGCAGGCAGCGCACGGCAAGTCTGCGTCGAAGGCGATCTAGGCACGGCCATCGCGTGGAGATGCCGACGTACCCGTGGCGCATCAAGCAGACGCAACGGTCATCGAAGAGCCAATACACAACCGCAGGCATGAAAGGAGAATACCATGCCGATCTCGTTTGATCAGATTCCCGCTAACTGGAAACAGCCACTCTGAAATTTTGGAGCTTTCCCGAGCAATCGGGATCGAAGAATCGGGTGAATTCGGGGAAAGGCCAGACCGGCTAATCCCGAGCCAAGCCGCAGAAATGCGGAAGGTGTAACGACTATCCCGCAAGGGAGTAGAGCCAAGCGGCTCGAAGCGCCCGGCCCCCGAAAGGGGTGATGATATAGTCTCTTCTGCATAGGAATATGCAGCGGTCGAAAGACGGCAACGGATTAGCGAACCGTTGTGAAGGATAAGATTGGGTTGAGGTCGACGGCTCGATGGCTGGCTTTCCGGTCAGCCATATGCGCACGCTGCTTGTCGGCGTGATGACGACGGTAAACACCGACACGACGCTCAACGGCACCGGCATCCCGGACATCCCGATCGCGGTCGGTCGACAGATGGACGCGGATCATCTGTTCGGTGTTGGCTCGCATCTTGCGTGCATGGCTAGAGCTTTCTTCGCAAACAATTGGGCGAACGAGCTTTGGATGCTGCCGGTCAAAGAAAGCGCGGGTTCGGTTTCGGCAACTGGCACGATCACGGTTAACACGCCACCGACGGAAGCCGGAACGATCGATCTCTTTATCGCCGGCTATCATGTGCCCGTGAACGTCGGCGCGACGTTCACGGTCAACCAGGTCGCGACTGCGATCCACGACGCGATCATGGACCCAAGCATGAGATTCTTGCCGGTCACGGCGACCACGCCCGTTGCTGCTGTCGTTACTCTAAATGCCAAGTGGGGCGGCCTGTCGGGCAACGACATCACGCTCACCGCAAACTACTACGGCAAGATTGGTGGCGAGGAGTTGCCTCCGGGACTGACGCTCGCGTTCTCCAATCCGGTCACTGGAAGCTCGCCACCTCTGGGCATGATGGGCGGCGGTTCTGGCACGCCGGTGTTCACGAACGCCATCGCGAACATGGGCGAGAATGAATACGAATACGTCGCGTTGCCGTGGACGGATAGCACTACGTTGTTGGCCTGGGAGACTGAATACGGATTTTCTGATTCCGGGCGTTGGGGTTGGATGAGGCAACTTTACGGCCACATCTTTAGCGCCAAGCGGGACACGTATTCGAATCTTGTGACGTTTGGTCTCACGCGCAATGGCAAGACCACGTCGATCCTTGCCATCGAGCCGACATCGCCGTCGCCAATCTACGAGTGGACCGCGGCTTACACCGGGAAAGCTGCGCGTGCGCTCATCAACGATCCGGCTCGCCCGCTGCAAACCTTGCACATGGAGTCGATGCTTCCGGCACCTTCGCACGATCGCTGGGATCTGATGGAGCTAAACACGTTCTCCACGTCGGGGCTCGCGACGCAGCGCACGCTCTCCGACAACGTGCCAATGATCGCGCGTGAAACGACAACCTATCAGTTGAATCTTTACGGATTCGGAGATGACGCGTTCGAGCTTGTCACGACACTCGCGACCCTTGCTAAACTAATACGCAATCAGCGCCACGCCATCACGACTAAATTCCCGCGGCATAAGCTTGCCGATGACGGAACGCG